CGAGAGTGTATCTTGGCTTTGGGTTTCTGATTTGAATATTTAGGATAGTGTTGACTTAACTCTTCGTAGATCTTTCCTATATCATTACTGTTCTTCATCGGAATGCAGGTCGTTTAGTAATTGTCTCAGCTTGCTGCCTTCCACAGTGGCTCTGACCTTTCCCACTTCGTCTCCCTTGGTTGGGTCTGGCTCACTCCTAGCATCTGTGGCCGTGCCATCTGGGGATATCTTGCTTTTCTGTTTGAGATTGTCATAGATCGTAGATGTTTGTTTTTTGAATTGATGCTGACCCTCTTCCTCAATTAAATCTTTAATTCTCAAGGTGTCCACATCAAATTCAAGATCCACTTTCTGGCCCACACCGCTGGAACTTCTAGTTTTCATAAATTGCAGTTGATATCTACCACGTTCTTTCATTGCTCGGCTGGTGAATATACCAAACACGTTGTCTGCTGTTTGTACTTTGGATAATCCACCTGCTATGTGACTGTGATCAAATTCAATCTCTTCCACAGATGCTCTGTTCAACTGTGATGCTGTGACCATCAACATTTGTGATTCTACAGCTAGATTTCTTAACTCTTCCGAAACATATTTGTCCTTGATAAACAAATCTGCTGGTGATACTCTTTTACTTTTTGGCATCATGAGATCCAAGTAATCAATTAAGATGCAATCCACTTTTTTCTTGTTTTTAAGTTCTAGTTCTTTTATGTATGTTTTTATATCTAACACTGTGCTGCCTGATGGCAAATATTTAATTTGTAATTTTCCTGCTTTCTTAGAAAGCATCTTAAGTTTCATTTCAACATTGTCTATTTCGGGAAATATCTTTCTTGTTGGTATGTTAGTGATCATGGCGTCCAAACGCATAGCCACCAACATCTCGCTTAATTCAAAACTAATATAACAACAATTCAACCCAGCGCTGGCCCAGTTCACCGCCAGATTTTGTAAGAACAATGATTTACCTGCACCCGATCCGCCTGCAAATATATTCAACTCACCGCGATTGAATCCACCAAATAATTTCTTGTCGATGCTGGGCCAGCCTGTGCTGACCTGCCCATTGGAGTTTTTAAGTCGCTCTAATCTACCTCGAGGATCTTCGAAGTAATCAGTACCCATGTCCCTAGTCAATCCAATATTGACCGCTGCCTTGATCTTATCTTCTACAGATGCATATTGACCGTTACCGGTTTCTAAAATATCCGCAGATTCTAATATGGCACGCTCGAGTGCTTTGTGTCGGGAAAACGTTTCGAACTCATCCAGCAACCAAGCAAAATGGGAAGGATCTAGATCTTTAGCTGTTTTTAATTTGATATCAAACTTGGCATTGACTTGGTCCACCTCAGGCAGCACTTTGTATTGCTCGGCATAGTCCTTAATAAACTTTGCGATCGGAATTAACTTCCTATCAAAGTTCTCGCTGTCAAAAATATTTTGAGCTCGTGCAAAAGATTCTGCATCTGCCAACATCATTTCCAGATATAATTTTTGTACGTCAAAAGTGTATTCAGCCATAAATTTTTTTAATTTCTTATAATATTATAACACATCTTCTGTCTGTAGCCATTCTAAAAATGTTCTTGGAAATACTTTTAAATCTAAATCCTTGCGTCTTTCTGTAAATTCAGTTAAAAATTCCTTTATATTCTGTTTTTCCAAATTACTTGGTTCTCTTTGAATTGATCTCAGTATAGGTTCATGCACATCTTTTGGTAATGTCAATAAATCCTGTACAATCACGCTTTTGCTTTCTTTGTCAATTATATGGGGACTCATCATTCTAGGTTGATAAGCGAACGTTACAACTATTTTATCTTTGATAAATTGATTATAAAAATTTGTAAATCCAAACATTGTGAGATTAGATAAAGTTGAATGGAATTCGAAATTAATATCCTCTGCTCTTAAGACATCTATCTTTTTCGAGAATTCTACCCATTTGATTCCGTACCTATTAAATTCTAATAATTTTCCTATATTCTCTGAACTGATCTTAATGACAAGATTTTTTATCTTTTTTAACTTCTTTATCATGCTTATGAACCTAGAGTGGCTAAGTCCTAATCCTGTGTAAAGTTCTATCTTAGTTGAAGAAGGCAGATTTAATTGCTCTAAAATCTCGATCAGGGCGTTATCTAACAACGGCTCACCACCCGTCACCACCAAGGTCTTTAAATTTGCAGCGGACAGCTCAATCTCTTTCAACAAAATTTTATAGTGCTCTGTATTTTTTAGTTTCGATTGACTAATTTTTAATAATGCTCTATCTTTATTATTAGTTTTATAACGATCGTCGCGCGCATCCGTGATCACATAGTCTCCATTCTTTACAATGTCTCTTCGCCACGAGTGACTGTACTCCTTACAACAATATGAGCAAGTTAGATTACAATCCGCTCCTATAGTGAGATCAATTGTTTCGGGTTGAGTGACAGCCGCTTTGTGTGTTTTTTCTGCGCCACCTTGATAGAGTCTAGGACTTTGTGCACCGTGGTCTTCCGCGGCCCAACAATTCTGTTCACAGCTCTTATTTCTTTCGTTCTTGAGCATTTGATTCCTTTCGGAAACATTTACTTCAGTATTGAATAAATTTCCTGGATTTTCTTTGAGCCAGTTAAAATCAATAGAATGTGGGGCAGCGGCATGACAATTATAAGTTGTTTTAGAACCTAGATCGATTTTTAAAAATTTGAACTTCATCGAACAATAATAATCTCTATTGTCCATATTTCTTTCTCATTAGATCTATCTTTAGTGCTGAAGATTCGGTTGATTTTAAAATAGATTGCAGCGTGAATAATCTTCCATATTTAGACACAGCATCAGCCACATCATAGACTCCCTCATGCCATTGGGGGAATGCCACACTCCACCCAAACTCCTTGGCCTGTTCTATCAGTTTTTTGCCTGCCTGGTCCTTATCTGGCACAACAATCACCTGCCTGTTCAAGTCTTGTATGAGTTCTCTCTGCACGTCATTAATATCTGACCCCAGTATGGCTACTCCGCTAAGAGATATGGCATCAAATGGTCCTTCGGTCACTAACACAAATTTCCTATTCCAGTCTTGTGCATCTATATTGAAAACATAGCCAGGTTGTGTCTCGGTCCAGTACTTAACTTCTTTATTCCTTGTATCAAATAATCTACCTGTGTATCCAACTATCTCCCCACGCCAATAGAATGGCACAATTATTCTGCGATGAAAGTCCGCTGTCTGATCGGGAGAATAATAGAAATCATACCAATCTGGCTCTATGCCTCGTTTTTTAAGATAATTTAACAGCTGGTCTATCTTTTCATACTGTGTGCTCGTGAGATCCTGTGCCAGATATTTTTCCAACCAAACTTCTAACTTATTCGAATTTTTAGGTAATGATTTCTTTTGAAAAGTAACAAACTTTTTCTTCTCATATTTTACATCTCCTTCTTCATGCCGCATGGCCTCTATGGCTAATTTTTTAATTGTGTCCTCGCTGATACCAAGCCAGCCCATGAGTGTTTTGATTTTGGTTGATAATTTCCTACCAATCACATAAGATGCTTTGTATCCACAATTGAAACAGTGATAACTTAAAGTACCATCAGCTGAAGTCATCACTCCTCCACGTTTTCTTTTGTCTGGAGATTCTCCATTATACGCACAACAGGGAGCATTGAAACTTAGCCATCCAGACGGCGTCTTTTTCTTTCCAGCTGGTAATGATGTCAGAATTGTAGACTGAATCAAGTTCATTCTTACAGTTTAATGCCTATATAGGATTTTGTCAATTCGTCCGGTATTACCACTTGAGTTCCCCCAAGAAAATCTAATATTTTCATAGACTCCATTGAAGTTATAGTAAGACACCGAATCGCTGTCATTGGTGAAAGATATATTGCCAATTTCAAAATAGTCATAGTCACCGGGACTAGAATCCAGTGTTCCTTGTATCCTTAGTGTACCTTGGAAAGACTTTTGATATATCGCTACGGTATGTAATGCCACGTTGTTATTGATGCCGGGGTTGGCATCTATTGCAGAACTTGTATATGTCAACGGTCCGGTAGAGCTAGTGAAAGAGTCAACAACGACGCTGTCAACCATGTCAGGATAAGCACCATCTAATACTTCCACGGTGCCGGCTGCATTGTAAAAAGAATCCGCAAAAGTTACTGTTCTTGTGTTATCTGCTGCCACTTCTCTGATAGCATAGTTGTAGAATTTTGCATCCAGTGTTAAAAGATCACCCTCTGTCACAGTGATACTTGCAGTGCCTTTTGTGCTAGTGGTAGAACCATCATCTAAAATGGTTAAATTTCTAGTTACAACCGATTGTCTAGTTTCAGAATCAATTAGATTAAATTCGTAAGTTTTGGCTGTGATATCCTGTGCTTTTTGATCTTCGTTTTTAAATGTGAAAGAGAGTGGGTTTGACACTCCTTTGTACAGCTTTATTCGTCTATCGTACACAGTAGAATTCCTTCCATGATAACCAGATGTGTATACAATTACCACATTGTTTAGTAAATACCTTGATACAGTTTGCATAGTTCATTGCTCACTGTATTTATTGAATATA